CTCTCATATAATTTAAATTCTACTTGGATTGCGAATTCCGTATTCAAAGTGCTACTCAATAGTGAATTCTGGTAACAGTATAGGTCCGTTAGATTTAATTTTTTTCCAAATAGGTACAAAATATCCCGTATTAAGATATATTTTTTCTCGACACGCTTTTAAGAAAATGTCAAAACGACACGAAATGAAATGGTTGCCTGGTAATCATGAAGGAGAACATAATGAATGCGATTGTGACTTGGAGGTAAGTTTTCCGGCAGTGGGTGTGCCAACAATGGTAGCAGCGCGGTTTCAAGGTAGGCGGCGTACTATTGCGGAAATGTATTCAGAGATAAAAGCGACGATAATATCCAATTATTATTTGGCAACAGGAGAAAATGGTAAAGTTGTCAAGGCCATGGCTACGAATGAAGAGATGTATTTAAATTATATGAGAGAATATAATACACCGTCTTCGCAGATCGCAATACAGCCGCCGGTGTTAGTTCAAAACGCTGCGACTGCGATAGTGGATCCGATAGTGACGAAGTGGCGTGAAGTTCAGGAAAAGGCTGAACGACAGTATTGGCAGGATTATTATCCCCCAGCGAATGATATAAAAGATCGTTTTTTTCCCGTAGATGAGACGAAAGCTATACCAACTCTTCAGGCTCTTTGTATGAAAAAGATGTCGTGGACTCAGACAGTTTATGAGAAGTGGTATGGTTGTAAACGTGTAGTAAATGCGAGGGAAAATATGGGTGTGGCGAAAGCTTTGCGGTTATATTCAGACTTTTGTCAGGAGACAGCGTCTCGAACAGCAGAGGATATACAGGTTTTTAAATATGTCCCAGCAGCACTGGGTTCTTTGCTGCGAGCGATGAATACGTATGATCATCATGGTAAACTTACATTTCAATATGACCCGGTGGCGTTGATTAAGAAGATATCATTGTTTACGTCAGCAGGGGTCTTACCAGGTACTCGTAGAGAGACTACTTGGGAAGGAGCGAAGGTTTTGATTCTAAATACTGGAAAGAAATGTTATTTAGTAGAACAAGCCGTTCGAAAGTTGCATCGTATTCTGCATCGTTTGAAGACTGATCCTACTTTAGTAGTTGAAGCTATACATTGTTTGATAAAGTTAAAGGATGAGTTTAGATATGGTCAATATAAAACGTATGAAGAGTTGTTGGCTATGTTGATGAAGATGCGTGAGTTCTTTATACCTGATCTACCACATGTGCTTATGTCAGTGTTAGTTAATGAAAAGAGGATGTTGTTAGAGCGAAATAATGTTATACGTATAGGAATGAAGTTTTGGTGGGGAGGGTCATACTTTTTGTATAAGTTTTTAAATGGAGATCAGAAAGATTTTTATTGGGTTGACGGGGATATAGAAGGGTTAGATAAGCATATTCAAGATTGGCAGTTGCTGCTCTATTGTTCGAATGTATATCCATATTATGCATGGGATACTATGAATGGAGCAGAGCAAGAATTTTTGCGGAAACTGCTTGAGTACTGGGCCACTAACGTTTGCGCTAAGTTAGTTTGTCATATAGGAGGTTTTTGGAGATTTATGAATGGCCAGATGTACTCGGGGGGAAAAGAGACGTCTCATGGAGATAGTTGGATTATGGCGTTTATTTTCTATTGCTTTTGTGAACATATAAAGGCAAAGCATCCTATGTTAGCTGAATTGATTGATCGATTTATAATGATGATGTTTATAGTTATTGTTGTTTATGGAGATGATCATATTTGGGGTGCGCCCAATCTTTTGAAGTCCGTGATGAACCACGTCACATGGGGTGATTTCTTGAAGACTTACTTTCATATGAATCTAAGAGATGCGAATATATATGATTCATTAATATCGGTTCCAGACGGTATGGGTAGGTTTTACAAAAAAGGTCCTAAGTTTTTAAAACGGTATTTTATAGAAAATAAAGATGAGCGTTATGCTCCAATATTACCGTATAAAGAAATAGATGAGTCAGTGTGTAAGTTTTTTACCACTGAGTTTGATACTGTAGGAGAAATGATTCCTGTGATGATCGGACATGCGTGGGACTCTATGGGTACAAATGAACCGTTTTACAACATAGTAGTTCATGTTTATCGATCCCTGATGGCTTTGAAACCGTTGACGCCTGCGGAATTGGTGCAAATATTTGAGTCAGAGTTGAACTCAGTCAAGTTTAGACGTTTGTTGAGAAAAGTTAATGTCCCTAAGAGTGAGTTCTTTAAGTTCCCTACTATAGCGTGTATGATGGAGCGTCATGTTCTTGATGCTTCTAAAGCCGCTTATAGTGTTCCTTTTGATCAATTGGATAAAGCTGGTACCATCCTTGAATTTGAGGATGAGGATTGGAGTGGATTTGGTGGGCAGGAGGAGGAGTGAGGTT